CTGAAACGGAGCAGCCATTCAGATTTACCTTAATAAGTTTTGCGATACCCTAATCACAGATAAGGGGGTTAATTTCACAGAAACTAACTATTTTGTTTGAGCCTCTTGCTTGAGCACTGCTGCAAGCTGTGGATCTTGTTCTGATATTAGCATTTGTTGTGTTATATTGCCCGTTTTCCAAGGGTTTGATTGTCCTCCACCAGCGTTAGCAATTGGACTTGGTTTTGCACCCATTCCAGCAGCAGAACTTGGTTTGAAATGATGTTCCCAACCACTGCCAGGATTTTTAAGACTTGTTAAGTAATTTGTTAAATCTTGTTCAACTCCACCATTAAGAACAACGACTTTACCTTCAGCATTTTTTTGTAACTTACCTTGTAACAATGCCAAAGTTTGTTCAGCATTTATAGCACCTAAATTACTAATAGCTGCCAATGCTGTTGTTTTTGTAGAAGCTACCTCATTTGAAGTTTTTAAATCTTCTAATTGCTGAGATAAAGTCATTATCTGTTGCTCTTTTTCTTGGGCTGTTTTATTAGCCTCTTCCCAAAGAGTTTTCCATTGACCTTGATCTTCTAATTCTTTTTTACGTTGTTGATCTTTTTGCTTGTAAACATCATCAAGTTTAGTCTTAATACCTTTAAATTTTTCTTGTGCTTCAGCAGCTTCTTTACGAGCAGCAGCTACCTGTGCTTCATATTCTGCTTTTATAGTATCAAGATTTGGTGCTTGTGGTTGAGTTGGTTGTGAAGCAGTTTCAGCCACAGGCTGTTCAGCAGGATTCACAGAATCAGACTGAATTACTTGTTCTTCGATTGCCATGAATTATTCAGTAAGAGGGCTAGTTGTTTTCTTTTTAGCAGGTTTTTTCTTAGTTGCCTTTGGTTTTGGGGCAGGACAGACAACAGGAGCTTCAGGACCATTACCCATCTTTTCAGATGCGGTAGGTTCTACAAGTTCCCATTTATAAGTTCCGTCAGGCTGAAGAACTTTATCTAGGGATTTAGCCATAATAATGTATGTACTTATATATCATCTTATCAAACTATTCAAATTTAGCTTCATTAGCTGAAGGTAACACTTCTCCTTGTACTAAAATATCTCTAAATTCCTCTCTATCAATGACTTGTTGATCAAATAGAGATGTTAATGCTGTAATATCTTGACCAATTAATCTTTCAATATCAAAATCTCTACTTATTTTTACTTCTGGTGGTTCAATACCTACATATTCAGCAGAAAAATTAAAACATTTTTGAAGTTTTTGTTCTAATTCCATTGAAACCATAGCAAGCATTGAATTAGTATCAACACGATCTAATCTTCTTGCATCAGCAGATTCAGCTACAAATTTTTGTTGGCTTAAAGTACTAATACCAAGAGTAGCCATTTGCATTTGTAATTCTTTTATTTCAGCAGATTGAGCATCAAAAGCACTAGAAGCTGGCTCTACATAATAAATCTTATTTCCTGGTTGAGTTGCCATTGCATAATTAACAGATATAGCCAAATCTTTCGTCTGATCATCATATCCTTCCATTACGAGCATTGGTTGAGATGCAACGTGCAAACTATGTATTAAATCTGCCTGTCTTTGAAAATGTGCAAGATTTAAATATGCAATATCAAGTAAAGGTGGTTTACTAACTAAATTTTCAGTTTTTCCAGAATAAATTGTAACTAAAGGTATTTCACCAAGAGAAAAATTACCTGATTCTACTAATTTGTAATCTTGATCCGTAGTACCAGTACTAAATTCACCCATGTAAGAATTGTCATCAACATCATACATTGCATCAATTTGATCTTTTTTACGAAATACTCTATAACTTCCAGGTTCTATCACTCTTACCTGATCATAAACTTTTTCTCCAAAATCTCCATCAGGTAATATAGCTTTTTCTGCAATTCTTACCTGTATAAGATTTCCATAATTAGATTCTCTATCTAATCTCCAACCTAAAAGATTCGTAGGATCTACTTCAATCCAATAAGGTCTACGATTTTGTTGCCTTTCTTCTGCAAGACTTAATGCACCAGAAGGTGCAGGATAATCTACAAGAATATGACTTTGACCATAACTAAGAGAACACATTAATAATCTTCTTGCATATTCATCTAAATCAGAACCACAACCATCAACATCCATTTTAAATGTTTCTGTCCAATAAGGATCTCCTGTTAATGTTATTGGTTTTCTAAGAACTAAACCTGTAGCTGCTCTTATTAATCTTTGTGTAAAAGGACTAAATACAGCACGATTTACTCTTGCCATGTATGCTGTGTAATCCTCTCTTGGTTCTAGAGGTAAAAATGCTTCACTATTTTCTCTGAGATATTCTGTACCTTCTGTTACAGCTTTCATTATTTCCCAACCTTTCATCATGTCTAAAACTGCTCTAGTTCTAGTAAAAGGACTATCTATATCTCCAATATTTGTAGAGGTCTGTACTTTTGTTCTGTAATCACCAGGAATTGAATAAGTCATCTAACACCTCCATCGTTTTAATGCTAACGCTTTTCTTGTAGGTCGGCCTTTACTATCTTTCATTGGACCTTTTACTCCTTTCATACGAGCACAAAAACTTTTTCTTCTAGCTGCTCTTTTTCCAGTGGGATTTTTTTCTGTTACAGGTGCTTGTAAATTACTACCAGTAGCACGATTATATTTAGCACGACCTTTGGCAGTAAGTCCTCCCTTCCGAGATTTTTCACCTCGACCTACAGATAAACTTACTCCTTTGCGTTTAGTCATTATCTACCTACCTTTGCTTGTGCCTTTTTATGGGCTTGAGTAAAAGTATCTCCTGCTCTCATTCTCCTTTTCATAAACTCCATATGCTTCGCACTATGGTGTTCAGAGTGCTTAGATAATAAAGTTTTTTGGCGAGGAGTAAGTTTCACTTTTTTTTCTTTTTTTTCTTAGAACGTAGTTTTTTAAGATCAGCAGCAGTGATCTTATCTCTAGGAGGAGCAACCGCAGCTAATTTACGTTGCTTGGCTGAATAAGAACCTTTAGGCATTATGCAGCGTTGGTGATAGCACCAGAAGTTATAAAACTAACGCTTACTGTTTCTAAATCACCTGTTGTTGCAGATAAACTTGTTCCTGTAACAATTCCAGAAAAACTTACTTTTTTAGCTCCAGTAGTATCTAAAAATAATTCAAACTGTGCATCACCAGCATCTTCTGTTGTTAAAACATCAGCTAATAAGTTTGCAGTTTCATTACCACTAGCTGCTGTATAAAGAAAATCAATAGTACCTGATCCAGAAATTAATCCACCAACAAATGATCTTGATGTAGCTCCATGAGCAGTTACGTCAAGAGAATCTTTTGTAGTATCTAATGTCCAACCAGTAGTAGATACAACTGCTTCAGTAGTTCCAGATCCGTTTTTAAATTTTACAGAACCTTCTTCACCACGAAAAAATGCCATGATCCAAAGAGAAAAAAGAGTATTTATAGATAGTTTAACTTGTTGTTGACTTTTTTACAGTACCTTTCTTGTTATTTCTCATATATTGTTCACATCTAGGGTCCCAAAGGGCAGGATTACGCTTTCCTTTGACTTTTTCGATAATATCGAGCATTTCATCAGTAATTTCAGTCATTTTTTCTTTTTAGTAGTTTTTTTAGTGGATTTTTTCTTTTTACTTTTTTTAACAGTAGAGATGTAACCCATACACCTACTCATAGCAGCAGATTTAGCCATTTTCAACTCCTTTTTTTACGTTTTTTACGTCTATGTTGATATGTTATCTTTTTACTGCTTGTTTTTTCACGTTTAAAGCGTGCTTTTTCACTAGCTGTCATTTCTCCAGTAGTCTTAGGTGTCTTACTTGATACACGTTTACTAGGTCGACAGGCAGGATAGCCTCGTTTTTCGCCTTTTTGACGGCCACAAGGCTTTCCTGTCTTTACATCAACCCAGTTTTCTTTAAACCAACGGGTAAGTCCACCGCTACTTCTTGCCACGTTTACTCTCCGTGCGATAAGTTCCTCCACGTTTTTTGTACTCTCGTACAAGCCACGCATTGGCATAAGCAGAAGGATAAACCTTAAATTTACGTTTAGCTTCCGCTTTTACTCTAGAGTATAACGTTTTATTTACAGGAACATTCGCCACGTTTTTTACCTCCTTTCTTTTTCTTCTTCTTTTTCTTAGTTGTAGAATGATACATAGTAAGAATTAGGTAGTTCTTAATATATTCTAAACGCAGTCTGACCTAATGTCTCTGGTTTTGCCAAATTAAATTGTTGTAGACAAAGATAACCAAAAGCATCAAATGCGTGATCTACACCTAAGTTTTTATTAGGTAAACCAGTATTTGGTGCATATGTAAGAGTTCTAAGTGCTTTTATCAATTCTTTACATCTAGGATGAATAAAAGTTCTCTGATCTCCATTTGCATCAAGCAAGGCAGTATTAACAGCAGTAATCTTATCTCTTATTTTCCACGGACTTTTAGGACTTAAAACAGTAAAACCAGACCTTCTAAGTATCGTATGATCTGTAACACCCACCCCACTGGTCTTTCTTGCACTACCAGTAGGATCAGGACAAGCAATAATTCTTCTATCCACCCCATACCTTCTTGTAACCTCTTCAGCAAAATCCCATGTAGTAGCACCTCCTGTCAGCATGATCTCATCAAAAACATATAAATTGTTGTTATGCTTATACGCACAGATTCCTGCCATCGGATCAACGTTAAAGTCTAAACCTAACAACAATGGCAGCATATGTAGGTCTTGCACTTCTTTATCAATATTGTCATCACTGAAGCTAACAGCGACCAAACCAGTAAGATTTTCAAAACTAGCTTCAAATTCCTGTCTAAATGTTCTCGCATCCAGTTGTGACCTAGCAGCCTCTACTTCTTCTGGTGCAACATTACCCCCTTCAATCGTAGTAAAACTCCATCTTTTCCAATCATCCCATTCCTGTTCACCACAAAAACACCACATATCATAAAACCAACTGGCAGTTCCATCAGGAGTGCTAATAAACAATGCCCACCCCTGTTTATCTGCTAGAGCAGGTCTAATAACCTCTGACCATACATCTCGATCCATAAACGCTGCTTCGTCTAATACAACCCCTGCTAGACTCCTACCCCTCAATGCCATTGCATTTTCAGTACCTTTTAGCTCAATAGTTGATCCATTTATTAATTCCAACCTTAAATCTGTTTCATTTTTACTTTGAATCCATACTTTTGGTGTTAATCTTTTTAATTCTTTCCACGCAATATCTTTTGCCATCCTATATGTAGGAGCACAATAGAAATACACCTCTCCAGGTCGATTAATCGCTCCTCTTAGTAATTCAATACATGAAAGATATGACTTTCCAAACCTTCTACCAGCAACCAACACCCTAAATCGCTTATCACAATTAAATACTTCCCCTTGTGCGTACCTTAAACTAATTTCTGGTCCATTTCTCACCGCCATACACTCAAAAATAACAGAATTTTCAATCTATACCCCCTATTTATAGCCTATTTCCGCATTTTTAGGTTATAGTTCGATTATTAACCCCTCTCAGATTAAGTCCGTGGCTTCTTCTAC